AATAAGTCAACCATTGCAACTATCTACTTTCACGCAAAGCAAAACGGAATTGATGCCTATTCAAATCAGACTAAAGAGATAATGCGCTCAGCAACTTCGCAGCGTGCCGCAGGAGTCAATCCCGAAGCAATAATAGAAACACTGGAAAAGCATGGCGGCATATCACACGAGCAGTCAACCGAGATAGTGCAGCAGATAGTAAGCAAGGATATTAAATATAAATCCGAAAATGTAAGTGCTGATATAACTGTATTTGTTAAGACATTTAACCTACGTAAAAATACCATCACTCGCAACGTGGAGCTTAATAATAAACCGATTGATGATAGCGATATAAACTCAATCTTCTTAGATTCAAAAGCAGTTTACAAAGAGTCAAGTAAGGACCTCGTTACCTCAATACTATTTTCAAATCGCATTGATACTTATAACCCATTGCACGAGTTCTTTGAGCAAGATTTACACCTTAGCTCAGTAGCTCCAAACGTAACACTACTTTTAAATAGCATCGACTCAGATACTCCAAACGCTGATAAGTTTATTCTTATTTGGCTTTTATCAGTAGTTGCCTCCGCTTATGGCATTCACTCGCCACTGGTGCTAATATTCTGCGGTGAAAAGCAAGGAACTGGAAAGACCCATTGGTTCAGGTATCTACTACCTAAAGAGCTTAGATATTTATTTGCTGAGTCTAAGATGGATGCAGGAAAAGACGATGAGATATTAATGACTAAGAAGCTAATAATACTTGATGATGAGTACGGCGGAAAATCGAAAAAAGAGGAGAAGCGGCTCAAGGAGTTAACCTCTAAGGAGTTTATAAACGTGCGCGAGCCATACGGCAGGGTATCAACTGACCTGCGTAGGCTTTCAGTATTCTGCGGAACTTCAAACGAGATGCAGATACTTTCCGATCCAACTGGCAACCGCAGGCAGATTCCAATTCACATAAGAAACATAAACCACGACTTCTACAACCAATGCGATAAGGTTGAACTTTGGCGCGAGCTTTATGCAATGTTTAATGCAGGGCATCAATACACCATACTTAAGGATGATATATTGCTTCTAAACGAATCAACGGAGACCTTTAAACTTTCAACACCTGAGGAGGACTTAATACATAAGAAGCTCGAAGTTGGAAACAGAAGTCATGGCGAGTGGATGTCGCTCACTGATATCTCTCAATACTTAATGATGGAGACTAAAATTAATTACCTCAACATTCAGCGAATTGGTTCAATCCTTACATCACTGGGCTATATGAAGGAAAAAAAGAAACGCGGCGGCTCAGTTATTTTGCACTATTTTGTATCAAAACTATCTATGTAGGTTGCTACTTGGTTGCTACTTGCTTTTTACTAAGTGGCAACCTCTACAAACCACATATACCTAAGCGCACAGACGAAAGGTTGCCGGTTGCTACTTGTTTTCTATTATTAACAGAGATATATACACACACACACATTATGCACACACACACACACACATATAGTACTAACAGCCATTTTTTTGACACCAAGTGGCAACCTTTGCATATTTCCTTAGAGCCTCTAAGTGTTGAAGTGGTTGCCGCCTTGAAAAAAGGTTGCTACTTAACGAGCAAGTGGCAACCTTTATGAGCGAAGCATCAATCCAATCTAAGGCGTTTCAGAACTTATGGAACAGCCGCCCCGACCTACGTGGGCGAGTGTTTGCCATTAACAACAACTCCATAAACGGCATCAAAGGCGCAATGAATAAGGCAATGGGTGTTGTTGCAGGCGTAGCCGATATGTGCTATTTGAAGCCCGAAGGGCAGACTTGTTGGATTGAATGGAAGACCGAAACGGGAAGGCAGTCACCTGAACAAGTTAAGTTCCAACAGCTCTGCATTTCACTTGGTCACGAATACCACATTGTAAGAAGTGAAGCGGAATTTCTTGCAGTGATATTGCATAATCAAATTTAATTACTACCTTTGCATTCGATGGAAGCAACAAAGATAGAACGTAGAGGCGGTGTGCGCGAAGGTGCAGGTCCGCCATTTGCATACGGCGAGGCTACCTGCAACCTCACAGTGAGGATTCCTGCAAGCCGCAAAGAGGAAGTGCGCGAAATGATTAAACAGTATTTACTTCAATATCGTGTCAATGCAAAAAAATAGATGGCGCAGCGGCTACTTCGTTATCGAAGATGAGCACTTCGTAGGTTACTTGACTATTACTGGCAGTGCTCAGGATGCCCTTGTAAGATTTGGATTAGAAAGGATGCAGCGCATCATGGAAGCATCGCAAGACATACAAGTCGAAGTGCCCAATGAATACTTAATTGGAATGCTCAGGCACGATGATAATAGCTACCTTACCGCTGATGTGATTATGTATAACAAGGTTGTAAGATTGAAGCTTACACAAGAACAGATTGATATTGCAAAAAACATATCTTTGTATAACAAAAAGTAATTGATACTATGCCACTATTTCAAGGAGACACGCAGGCAATTATCGCAATGAACATTCGCAAGTTAATTAGCGAAGGTTATCCTGCATTGCAGGCAGTGGCAATAGCAGAAGCAGAGGCTGCTAAGAGCAGAAAGAAATCAAAATAATATGCAGGCAATAGTAGCTAAGATAAGCGATGTAAAAGTAAACCCTAACAATCCTCGATTGATTAAGGATGATAAGTTTGCTAAGTTGGTTCAGTCAATTAAAGACCTACCACAGATGCTTGCCATTCGACCTATCGTAGTCAATACTGATATGGTTGTGCTTGGAGGCAATATGCGCTTAAAGGCTTGCAAAGAAGCAGGATTAAAAGAAGTGCCTATCATCATTGCAGATAACTTAACCGAAGAACAGCAGCGTGAGTTTTTGATTAAAGACAATGTGAGCGGTGGAGAGTGGGATTGGCAGATGCTTGCTAACGATTGGGATACTGAGCAGCTTAATAATTGGGGATTGGATGTGCCTGAGTTTGAAGGCATTGAAATTGGAAGCGATGAATTTACATTGCCCGATGGCGACAAAGCACCATTTCAACAAATGACTTTTACTTTAGCAGATGAGCAAGCCGAACAAATAAAGAATGCAATAGCCGATATTAAACAAACAGACGAATATAAATATTGCGAAACTTTTGGAAATGAAAATTCAAACGGAAATGCACTATATTTAATTATTATGCAATGGGCAGAGCAAAAGAAATAATTGTAAAAGTAATTCCGTCAAAGATTGCTAATGAGTTTGTAAAATTAAACCATTATAGCGGTAAGGTAGTTCCAAATAGCAAGTTACATTTTGGAGCTTTTTTAGATAATCAATTACACGGTGTAATGAGTTACGGAAGTTCTATGGTAAAATCAAAAGTTATTCATTATGTAGAAAATACAAAATGGAATGAATTTTTAGAATTAAATAGAATGGCTTTTGATGATTATTTACCTAAAAATTCAGAAAGCAGATGCATTTCAATTAGCATTAAATTAATAAAAAAAAACGCTCCACATATAAAATGGATATTAAGTTTTTCAGACGGTAATTTATGCGGCGATGGAACTATTTATAGAGCAAGCGGATTTCAATTAATAGGCGTAAATAAAAATACAAGCACCTATCAAATGCCAAACGGCGAAGTTTTTTGCAGTTTGACAAGTTCAGCGCATCGAACAAAAGAAAGTAATGGCAAAAGTGGTACAAGTTGGATAAAAGATAATGGAGGAAAAAAATTAAATGGTTTTCAAATTAGATACATTTATTTAATTAATAAAAAAAATAAAATAACCGTTCCAATTTTACCATTTAGCAAAATAGACGAAATGGGTGCAGGTATGTATAAGGGAAAAAAAACAACATTAGCCGAAAGGCAACACGCGGCAGTAGCTCACTTGGGAGAGCGATTGACTACCAGTCAAGAGGGGGCGTTCGATGCGACCTTGCCGCTCAATATTACAGACGAAATACAGACAGATGGCATTTCCGCATGATGGCAAGAAATTTAAAAAGGGGCAGACTGGCAATCCGAATGGTCAGCCGCGCAAGCTTCCTGCATTGGATAAGCTGATGGCAGATGTATTAGGCGAGGAGAAGGATGGCATCACAGCAGGAGAGGCGATATTGAAAGCACTAAGGGCAAAGGCTACAAAGGGCGATGTGAGAGCTGCTGAGGTGCTGCTTGACCGAGCTTATGGCAAGCCGAAGCAAACGCATGATACTATCATAACAAGCAGCGAGCCGTTGGTTATTATCCGCACTGAGGAGAGCAAGCCGAAGGAATGAGCTATACGCTGACTAAGACTCAGACGATTGCATTCGACCAAGCGTTGAGCGGCGAGAAGCGAGTAATAGTATTCGGCGGCGCGATTAGAGGCGGCAAGACTTACTGGCTGCTGCTGACTATTGCAAACCTTGCGCTGACTTACGGCGGCAGTCGATGGGTAATCATCCGCAAGTCGCTTCCTGACCTTAAGCGCACGACCTTCCCGAGCTTCACTGGATTGCTTGGCGATGGTCTTAATGCGCACATTAGAAGTTGGAACAGAGATACTAACGTGGTTACATTCAACAACGGCAGCGAGCTTATCTTTATGGCTGAGAGCTTCGATGAGGATAAAGACCTAAACCGCTTTAGGGGATTGGAAGTGAACGGCGCAGGGCTTGATGAGGTTAACGAGCTGCAAGAGCCGACCTTCTACAAGGTGCAGGAGCGCATCGGCAGTTGGAACAAGGCGCACGGCAAGCCGCCTATTGTTTGCTTGGCAACGTGCAACCCTGCGAACAATTGGGTGAAGTCAGTGATATACGATAGGTACCGTGATGGCAGCTTGCCTG